AGCCTGCGCGTCCTGGGGGCGTGCTCGAGGATCGCTAGGAACTGGTTGGCGTCGGGCGGGGTCGGCTCGGTGCGCCGGATCGGCGGCAGCTTCACGCGCGGGTCGCGCGCGGGGTTGGGGTCGACGCCGGCGTAGTCGAGGACCAGCTTGCCGGTCGCGAGGTAGCGCTTCAGCGACGACGGTTGCAGGTCGGTGTTGGCGGCGACCCATTGCTGCCAGTCGTCGGGGGTGTGGTCGAACGGGTCGGTGCCGGCGAACGTCTCGTTCAATCGCAGCAGGTGCGAGTTGACGTTCTTCATCGTTCGCTCGTCGAGGTCGACGCGGCTGGCCTGGTACAGCTCGCCCCACTCGCCGAAGGTGCGGACCGTGGCGGGCGGCTTCTGCAGTTCGGCGAGCGCGGCCTTCGGGTTGACGCCTTGGGCGAGCCAGCCCGAGACGAGGTCGCGCCGCTGCTGCGCGTCCCGCAACCGTCGGAACGTGCCCAATGATTCGGTGGGGTAGTAGCGGCCGCCGCGTCGGTAGAGGACGATGTAGCGCTTCGTGCCGTCGCCCACTGTGCGGGTGCGGATGCGGGCGCTCATCGTCTGGTCGCCCATCTATAGAGTCCTGCTCGCATTGGACTTGCCTCCAGTGCCGTGCCCGGGCCGCCTCACCGGTGCCGGGCTTTTCTATGGTCGAGACTCATCCTAGGCGGCTGTCGTCTTCGAGTCGATAAGCGCTTCGACGTCGGCCCGTTTGACGTAGACCTTGCGGAACCCGTCGATCTGCACCTTCGGCAGTTGCCGCATGATCGCTTCGGCGCCCGCGCGCGTGATGCCGTATTCGCGGGCGACGGTGGCGCAGTCGAGCAGCTTGCCGCTTTCGCGTCGTGCGGCGGTCATCGCGCGCCGGATGCGGCGGTGTTCCTTGACGATCATCGGTGCGGCCTTTTCATCTTCCCGCCCCCCGTGCTGTTGGGCCTTCTGCCTGCCACAGGTAAAAGCCGAAGGCGAGAACCGGAAACGGCAGGTTTCCACACGGGTCGCGGGGGACGCAAGCCACGCGACGAATGGAACTTACGGAAATTCCGGGAAAGGCGTGCCGGGCCGTTCAGCTGGTCCGATACGCGTGCCGGATAAGAACACGGTCGGCACTTTCGGACGTGCCGGTTCGTCTCATAGGTTCGGCGGCACGTGTCGAATTATGACCCGCAGCATCGGATAGCGCGGCTCGTCGCCGACTACGGCTCCGACGACCGGCTCGTCAAAGCGGTGAACGCGAAGCTGGGGACGCGGTTGACGCGGCAGATGGTTATCCGGTGGCGCACCGGCCGCAGCGGGCTGAGCAACATCTGGGCGGAACGGATGGCCGAGTTTACGGGCGGCCGGTCGGAGGATTTCCGGTTGGCGCCGATGGGATGGCGCAAGACGATCGAGCAGCGGTTGGACGAGCTCGAGCGGCAGGTGCGCGAGCTGGCGAGCCGGGACGGCTAGCTCTGCGCTTTGTCGCGTTCGAGCGTCCACATCTCGTCGTTCCACCAGCGGTCGGGGATCGTCTCGGGCACGTTCGGCCGCTCGCCCTTTTTGCCGGCGAGGTACCACTCGATCCAGTCGCGCTCGCCGCCGGTCATGCCGTACCGTTTGCCGATCGCGGCGATCTCCTGCTGGCCGTCCCACGCCCAGTCGGGGATCGTGTCGGGTGTGCCGGCGGGCCGGTCGGCCGGGTCGCGGCTGGTCGTGAGATACCACGACGCCCAATTCCAGAACCAGTCGGGGTAGCCCATCTCTTCACCTCCTCCCCTGGCGAGGTCGAGGACATGGTCGATCGGGAAGCCCGAGCCGCAGTCCCAGTGGCCGCCGCCCCACGCGCCGAGGTCGGCGTGCTGGCAGACACCACGCCCCGACCCTTGCGCCTGGGATGCGGTCAGCTTCGTGATCGGGATGCCGAACGCTGCCGCCTCCTCGGCGATCCACTTCGCGCAGTTGTCGAGCATGGCCGGGTGGCGGTTCCACTCGTCCCGTGACCAGCTCGCGAACGCGCACAGCTCGGTCTGCACGGCGACGGGGTTGGCGTTCGCGGCCGTCCACGCCTTGTTGCCGCGTTTGACGTACTCGCCGATCACGCCGGCCTTGTCGTCGATGCCGGTATGCGACGACACGCCGCTCGAGGTCGACGCGAAGAAGTTGCCGAGCTCTTCGATCGTGGTGGCGCCCTCCGCCGTGTGGACCACGATCAGCCGCACGGTGGCGCCGCCCCGGCTCGAGTAGTTCGGGCTCGGGATCGCCTTACGTTTCAGCGGCATCGTCTTCGGCGCCGGGGTGCGACGGTTCCTCGTCGGGGTCGTCTTGCGGTTCGGGCCACTCGATGGTGTCGTCGTCGGTGTCGGTTGCGGTCATCTGTCCTCCTCGTGTCTCGGTTGGTGTTCGAGGTCGGCGGTGCGTTCGCGTTCCCAGAAGAACCCGAACCGGATCCGGCTGATCGACCGGTCGTGGACGATGACGCGCCAGCCGGCGATCAGGCCGATCACGACGACGAGGCCGACGAGCGCCCAGGTGACCGTGCTGGCGGTCGACGCGGCCGTCATCCGTCGACGATCACGATCTGGGGGACGAAGCCGGACTGGACGGTGACGTAGCCGGTGCGGGTCTTCGTGTTGGAGCCGCCGGCGTTGGTGGCGACGAGGGCGACGGTGTAGGTGCCCGGGGCCGCGTAGCTGTGCGTCGGGTTCTGGGAGGTGGAGGTGCCGCCGTCGCCGAACGTCCACGCCCACGACGTCGGCGTGTTCGTCGACGCGTCGGTGAACGTGACCGACAGGGGGGCGGCGCCCGACAGTGGGGTGCCGGTGAAGTCGGCGACCGGGGCGGGCGCGGCCCACGTCCAGCCGGCCGGGTCGGCGACGAGGCTGGTGCCGGTGCGGGCGATCTCGTTGCCGCCTGTGCCGCTGCCCTGGTTGGTGCGGGTGCCCGACGCGTCGAACCCGACCAGCCAGTCGAACCCGAACGCCTGCCACGACGAGAACGCGGTCGGGGTGAGCGCCTGCACCGCGAGGTCGGTCGAGTCGGCCTTCTTGATTCCCTGGCAGACGACATCGGCCTTTAGGTAATCGCCACCCCAGGCGGAGGGCGGGCTAAGGAAGTGACGGTCGGTAGAAACAATCGAGGCGAGGGGAGCGAGCGCCCCGCTGGCGTTAGTGTGCGACCAGGAAGTACCGTCGTGTACGTGAAAACGTGGGGTTCCGGTGCCGGTGCCGGTAACGACGATCAGGTACCAGAGGCTGGTGCTACCAACGACGGGGCCGGTTACACCGGAGCTACCAGCGAAAAGACCCGCCGCGTTACTTGCCCCCAATTCGAAGCCGAACTCGAAGTGGGGGAACGAGAAGCCGGATGAAACGATGAAAAGAGCCCCTTGTCGGCCGCCGAGCGTGTTTCGCTTTACGAGCATGGCGGCGGTGTAGCCGCCGAACGTGTAGCCGCTCAGCGGGCCGTTGTTGAACTCGACGTTGTCGGCGTTCGTTGCGACCCGGTACGCCATCAGGGGAGCGTGAACGTGAGGATCATCTGGAGGCCCTTCGCGCCGGTGCCGGCGGTGTCGACGTCGACGGAGAGCTCGTCGCCGGTCGCGACGTCGTCGTGGGCGGTGTCGATCACAGCGGCGGTCGCAGCGGTAGCCGACGTCTTCTCGGTGGCGTCGATCGTGACGTTGGTCGACAGCATCTCGACGGCGTCGGTGACGTTGCGGATCCCGATCGAGGGCGTGCCGGAGCTGGAGACGGTGCTGACGCCGGCGAAGACGCCGGTGAGGTTGTAGCCGTTCACCGACGCGGGCAGAAAGATGTGGAGCTTGTCTTCGCCGGTCGTGACGGTGGTGGCGTCGTCGACGATCTTGAGCGCCCACTCCTTCGATGGCGGAACCCATTTCAGGCCGGTGGTCTGGGTGCTGTCGGCCTGGAGCCGGTACCCGTTCGCGCCGACCGGCAGCCGGGCGGCGGCGTCTGCGGCGGTCGCTGCGACGAGGTCGCCTTTGGCGTCGAAGATCGTGTCTGCTGCCACGCCGGCGCCTCCGAGGCTCGTGTAGTCCACCCAGGCCCCCGAGATGACCCGTTCGATCTTGTTGTGGGTGGTGCAGACGTACATCGTTCCGTCGGGGAGCCCGGCGGCGGCCGGCCGGCTGGCGTGGACGTCGGGGCCGAGGAAGTGGCCGATGAAGGTGGTGGCCGTCACTGGTGCCGTCCTTTCATGCGAGCGGGATCAGGGTCGGGATCAGGCCGCTGCTGTCGAGGACGACGGTGCCGTCGCTGTCGACGAGCGGCATCCACACTTGGGTGTCAGTAGCGGGGTCGCCGCCAACCGTGCCCCAAGCGACGCCGGTGTCGGCGGCGCTGTCAGCGACGAGCGCCTGGCCGTCGGCCCCGGCCGGGACTCGGCCGGGGGTCGCCTCGCCGGTCGCGGCCACGAGGTCGCCCTTGGTGAGGTAGAGGCCGTATTGCTCGTTGCCGATCTCGACTTCCCACAGGTCGAGGTCGGGGTTGGCGTTGGCGCTGATCGCGATCCCGTTGCCCTCGACGAAGTCGATGGTGTGCTGGTCGGTCATGGCGTCGGCCAGGTGCTCCACGGTGGGCCCCAGGCGCGGTCCATCGACGCGAGCACCATGAAATGGGGTTTGTAGTTGCCGTCCAGGGTGCCGCTGTAGGTGCCGCCGGCGTTGAACGTCAGCGGCGAGGCGGCGTCGTGCCACACCTGCGCGACGAGCCGCATCCCTTTCTTGAGCAGCGGGTTGCCTACGTTGTCGCGCGGCAGCCAGTTGAAGATCGAGGTGCCGGCCATGTCGTTAGGAGCGAACGCGATACCGGGGTGATGGTCGACCGTGGTGCCGCCGGGGTTGCCGTTCGCGAACACGTCGTCGGGTTCGCGCATTACGTGGAAGCTGCCGCCGCCGGCGTCGATCGTGTTGCGCCAGGTGTTGGTCTCGATCACGGGCTTCTGGTGGGTCGTCTCGAGCACGCGGAGCGCGCGGCGGCTGGTGGTGTACTCGACCGCCGGCACGTCGAGCCGTAGGCAGATCTGGAACCACACGCCCCACAGCGGGTCGACCCGCAGGTCGTGGGGGACGTGGATGGCGTGCGGGTCGGACGGGTTGATCCAGCCGGCCGCGTCGGGGTCGTCCCAGTCGAGCTCGGTGAACGTGGTTCCGAGCGAGGGCATGTTCGACTCGCGCTCCATCAGCGGGCTGGTGAACGGGATCGTCGTCCACGTCCTCGGCTGAACGACGAACGTGGAGCCGCCGTAGGTGAACGGCTGGTCGTTGATCCAGTCGAGCACTGTGCCCCAGTAGGTGGGCGGGTCGACGAGCGCCGGCGGCGGGTCTGGTGTCGGGGCCGGCTGGGTGCCGGGGTCGCCGTTGACGCCGACGCTGACTTTCGGTGGCGTCCAGACGGGGGTGCCGTCGGGGCCGACGGTCAGCACCTCGCCGGTGTGGCTGGCGGTCGCGTCCTTGATGTCGAGCAGCTCGGTGCTGGTGAGGGCGCGCGACCAGGTGGCGAAGTAGCTGGCGAGCCCCTGCAGGTTGTAGAACGACGTACCGCTGACGGTGAGCGCGGAGCCGATCTTGAAGCCGCCCGCAGCCACGTAAGGACCACTGCTCGTGTCGGCCTGGAGGAGCCCGTCGACGTACAGCTTGAACTCGCCGGCGTCACGGACGACGGCGAGGAAATACCAGGTGGTGCCGTCGGTGACGAGGGGATCGTTGCCGTCGATTTCGGAGGCTGCCCCCGTCCCGTCGTTGAAGAGCACGAACGCTTTGTGGGCGGGCAGCGTGAGGGTGCCGCCGACAAGGAACGCCCAGCCGTCGCCGCCGCTTTGTTCCGGGTTGCCCTGACCCATCAGGAAATGGGCATCCGACCCGCTGTCGACTAGGTTCACCCAGCCGGCCGCGGTGAGATCGCCGGAGTAGGCGGGAAACGACGGCGACGCGGTGCGGGCGAACACGTCCGCGACCCCGGGCTGGAAGTGCGCGGACGGCGTGCCGGGCGGCCCGGCCGCGGCACCCCAGGCGGGCGGCGATTTCCCGGACGGCACGTTCAGGTCCCAGCTGTTGCCGGACGAGTCGTGGGCGACGGTGCCGGACGGCTCGTCGAGTTTCCAGAACGCGCCGACACCGGTGGCGCGTAGCACGTCGTCGATGTCTGTGCCGGGCGACAGCAGGCAGATGCCGGGGACCGGGTCGGCGCCGCCACAGGCGTGGTCGCGGCCGTGCAGGATCGGTTTCTGCTGGACGGTCACGGCCAGGGGTTGCTGTCGTAGTAGTGGCGCGGCGACAGGTCGAGCCGCAACGTGACGTCGTCGTAGGCGTCGGTGCCCAACGGGTGCGCCTCTTCGTGGACGCCTTCGACGTAGTAGGGCTCCTCGACGAACGCGCCGCCGCCGGGTGCTGAGACCGTGACCAGCACCGTGTCGGCGATGTCGAGCCTCGACAGCATCTGCCACAGGATCGAGGCGCCCGGCTGGCCGGGCCGCATGCTGCGGAACCCGATCGTGTTGACCCGGTTCTTCGGGTCTTTGTAGTTGTCGACGTAGTAGCTCGCGAACCGTTTCGTCTCGACGAGCGAATTGGAGCCGTCGAGGTTCGACTCGCGGGTCAGGAGGTTCTGCGCCGACCAGGAACGGATGCCGTACTTGCCGATCGACGTGGTGTCTTTGACGAGCTGCCCTTTGACTTCGGCGGCGGTCGGCGGCACGCCGAGCTTGTCGACGTCGCCGGCGTTGCTCCAAAGCGGCGTTGCGGTCGCGACGTTGATCACCTTGGCGAGGCCACGGTCGAACGCGAACTCGCGGAGGTGGACTGTGCCGGTCGGGTCGCCGGCGACAGCTTCGCCGTCGCCGGCCTGCCACTCGGTGTAGTCCCAGCCGGTCGTGCCGCCGGAATGCTCGACGGGGAAGAACCGGGCTAGGCGGCCGTGGAACACGAGCCGGCCGAGACGGTCGGTGTACACGTTCGAGGGTGCGCCGGGGAACTCGGCGTCGGCGGCCTCCTGGATCACGGTGAGGATGTTCTCGCCGGCGCTGTAGACGGTCTCGAACAGCTTGACGTTGCCGGAGAAGAGGTCGTGGTAGTCGACCGGGATGCCGGCGTCGCCGAGCACCTGCAGCATCCGCAGATCGGTTTCGTCGGCGCGGTGGAAGTAGATGGCGTCGGGCTGCTGGGTGTTGGCTGGCGGCTGGTCGCCGAACTCGCCGGGCTGCATCTCGATCGCCGCCAGGATCTCGAAGATGTCGACGCACTGGACGGTCAGCCGGTTCACCTGCTGCGACGGGTCGAACGCGTAGTCGAACTCGTCGATCCAGCCGCGGAACCGCGTGTACCAGGTGTTGGTGACGGGGTTGTGGCGGCCGAGCATGATCTGCAGCAGCGGCTCGAGCTTGCCGTAGAACGGGCCGGCCGGGTTGGTCGGGTCGAGGACACCGTCGACGTCGGCGATCTCGACGGTGGCGCGGCCGGTGTCGGTGCGGTCGAGCTCGAACTGGCGGCCCCGGTCGATCGTGTACGACGTGACGAGGTTCGGGTAGGCGTCGTCGAGGCGTGTCCAGGTGGGTGACCAGACGAGCGACGGGTCGTCGAACGCGACCAGGACGCGCCCGGCCGGCGGCACCTAGCGCGCTCCGCGCCGAGTGTGCGCCCTGGCGGTGTGCCGCTTGGCGAGTTGTTGCTCGAACGCCTTGACGTCGGTAACGCCGTGGAAGTGCATGGTGTTGCCGGTGACCAGCGTCCCGCCTGCGCCGGCGAACGCTGCCGTGTGGCGCGGCGGGACCGTCATGCCGGGTCCGATGGTCGCGAGCCGCTGGTTGAGTTCGCGCCGCTGCTGCGGGCTGAGCCCGAGTCCCGCGAGGATCTTCTGGCTCGAGGTGTGCGCCCACTTCGACAGCTCGCCGGTGCCCTTTCCGAGCTCCTGGTTGATCGCGGCGAGCATGTCGTGGATCTTCTGGCGCACCTCGGGGCCGAGCTTCCCGAACCGGCCGGCGATCAGGTCGGCCATCCTGCCCAGCAGCCGCATCTCTTTCGGGGTGTCGAGGATGGTGCCTTTGATCGCGGCGCGCACCTGCCCGAGCTGGGTCCTGAGCGACCGCAAGCCTGGGACGAGGTCTTCGCCGGTCGGGCCGAGGCCGAGCAGCCCGAACTGGCGGGCCTCGCGGGCGGCCGCTTGCCGTTCTGCTCGCCGCTGCCGCGCCTGTCGGCGCAGGTCGGCCTGCTGTTTCAGGATGCCCTGCACTTGTTTCTCGGCGTCCAGCAGCTTGCGGCGCAGGTCGAGGTTGTTGCGGGTGTGCGCGATCCGCTGCCTCAGATATGCCTCGAGTTTCCGCAGCGCGGCGAGGTCGTCGGCGAGTGTCGCGGTCAGGGTGGCTTTGTCGACGTTGAACTCGAGCAGGTCGAGCACCGACGGGCCCGCCTGTTTCTTCGCTCGAGCGGCGGTCGTTCCGACTCCAGGGAAGCCGCCGCCACCGCCGCCACGGGGCAGCTTCGGGCCCCTCACCTTCGCCGGCGCGGTCGTCGCGTCGGCGACCTTGGCGGCCTGCGCCTCGAGGTCTTTCAGGTCGGCCTTCAACGCCGCCTTCGCACGCTGGAACGGGCCGCCACCCAGGAACTTCGGCAGGTGCGAGAACGCCTCGACGATCGCCAACGCCGTGTTGTCGAACCCCTCTTGCAGATAGATCCATAGCCCCGCGAAGAACTTCTTGACCTTCGTCCAGTGGGTGACGACGTAGGCGGCGGCGATGCCGGCCGCGACCGCGAACGCGCCCCAGCCGGACGAGATCAACGCGGCCCGCCAAGCGGCAGCGGTGCCGGCCGCAGCAGCGATGTTCGCGAGCTCAATCGACACGGCGGCGCCGACGCCGGCGGCTTTGAAGCCGAGCCATGCGCCGGCCGCGCCGGCGAGCAGGTTCTTCCAGCCGCCGACCACGCCGGCGAGCCTGTTCAACGCGTCGTAGACGCTCTGGACGGCGTCGGCGGCGGTCTTGAACGCGTCCGCGATCTTCTGCTGGTTGCCGGCCCTTTGCAGCCAGCGGGTCAGCCGGCCGAGCAGCCGGTTCAGCATCGGCAGCAACGCCTGACCGACGATCTTCTGGGTGTTGAACCAGGCCGCGCCGAACTGTTCGGCGGCGGTGGTGCCCGCCCGAGCTTGGCCTGCCATCCGCTGCTGCGCCTGCCGGATCAGGTCCCAGCCGTGCGCGGTCTTCGACAGCCCTGGCACGGCCCGCCGCAAAGCCGTTTCCTGGCCGCCGAACACCTTCGCGACGGTCTGGGCGGCAGCCGACAGGTCAATGCCCTTCGCGCGCGCGATGTCGGCGCTGAGCCCTTGCAGCCTCATCGCCTGGTTGATGTTGCGGGTGCCGCGATCCAGGACGGTCAGCGACTGGATGTACTGCTCGCTGTTGAAGCCGAGCTTGGCGTAGCCGTTCGCGGCCTCCTCGATCCGGTCTCTGAAGTCGCCGAACGCCGCCCCCGACGTTTTCATCTGGGCGGCTAGCGACCGTTGCGAGACGGCGGCGTCGCGGGCCGCGTCGACCGACTCGCGCAGGAAATGGCCTGCCGACGCGAACGCCAGGAACCCGCCCGACGCGAACGCGATCGACCGGCCCAGACCACGGAAGATGCCGGAGCCGGCGGCGGCGCCACGGCCGACTCTGCCCATCTCCTTGCTGAACGTCTGGGCGCTCCTGTTCGCCGTCTTAAGCGACCGCTCGAACGAGCTCGCATCACCGACGACCTCGACGACGAGCTTTCTAGCCACGGGCGTTAACGCTCTCCTTGGCGTAGTCGAGCATGCCGACGTAGCCGGCCATCGACCAGTAGCCCCGCTCGAGCTGTTCCATCGTCACGCCGGGGAACCAGTGCGCGAGCCACGGCTGGAACATCACACCGGGGCTGCGAAGAATGTCTCTGAGCTCGAGGGCTCCGGTGGGGTCGATGGCGGCGAGGAACCGTTGCTCGGTGATCTCGATGGCTCGCTGGGCGGCGGCTCTTCCGCCGTTTCCGGCGTAGGGTTTGGCGGCCCCTCTTCGAGCCCCACGATGTGCAGGTCAGACAGCGACATGTCCATCACCAGCCGGACGATCCGGTCGACGTTCCACGACGGGTTGCCAGCCCGGATCGACGTCGCGACCAACGCCAACAGGACGGGGGCGCGGTCCGCTTGCAACGCGTCGTCGGCGACCTCGTAGAACTCGCTGAGCGACATGCCGCAGATCCGGTCGATCAAGACGAGGTCTTTGCCCATGTCCGAGATCGACCAGGGGTAGAAGCGGTCCTGGTACTCGAACCCGTCGACGTCGGTCATAGCCGTCCTCCCCTGTTGAAGTCGTCGGCGATCCCGTCGAACAGCACCTCCACGGCCCGCTCGACGTCGCCGCGGTGGCGATCCAACGCCGGCTGCATCGCCCGGTCCATCAGCAGATCGGCGAGGTTCGGCCGCCGGCTACGGCCACGACCCCTGGTTCCTTTCTGGCGTGGCGCGACGTAGACGAGTTTCTGGGTGACGCCGGTCCGCATCCGCGCCCACTTCGGGCTGTTCGCCATGTTGCGGATCGTGGTGAGCGCCATCTGTTCCGCATCGGAGCGAACCGGCTCGGCGAGCTCGCGGAGCGTCCGCCGCCACCGAAGCCGGGTGTCGCGGTCGGCCTTGGCGAACGCCCGCGACAGGTCGCGCTGGCCGCGGACAACAACAGCCGGCCCTTCCACGCTATGAGGTGCCCCACTGGAAGCCGCCAGACCCTGTCGCCCGGAAAGTCGCGGTCATCTCGCCGCGCGCGTTCAGCGTGCCCGCCAGCCCGTTGTAGTCGTACAGGGTCGCGGTGCCACCAAACGTCGGATTCGCGGCGCTCGGCGACGCTGACGAGTCGGCCATCACCGAAATCGGGAACGCCGACCCGGACGAATACAGCGGCTGCAGGACACGGTGCGGCTCCGAGGTGCCGAACCCCTGCAGGAACCCGATCGTGATCGTCTGGTCCGACTGGCCGGGCAGATACTCGCGGGTGCCGGCCGGGTTGAAGCCGGACACGTCGACCTGCTCCTTCGTCTCTGGCGTGTCGAGGCTGAACGCGAAATTGGACAGGTCGACGCTGTTGACCAGGATCTTCGCTTTGGTCAGCAGGAACTTCGCCATCTCATGCTCCCTTCTGTGCGGCCGTGGCCGCGTTGGCGGACAGCCAGCAGTGCCCTGGATGCACTCCTGGGTGCGGATGCGGGATGTGCTCAACCCGGTAGCCCCAGCCGTCCAGAAGGCTGCGGCAGGCCGCGAGGTTGTCCAGGTTGTGGATCTCGATCAGCAGACGCGGCCGGTGCTTCCCGATCGTCTGGTCGGCGCCGGCGAGCACGTCGACCTCGCCGCCTTCCACGTCGACTTTCACGAAGTCGACCTGTGGCGCGTCGGGGTAGCCGAGCTCGTCGAGCGACGACGCCGGCACGCGAACCTGCCGGTCGGCGGGCCCGTGCTGGTCCGGGTAGGCGGACGCTTGTTCGGAGCCGGGGTAGAGGTTGAGCGTCAGCACCGCCGGCCGCCGGTAGACCGCGAGCTCGAGCACGCGGACGTTCTCGCGGCCGTTCGCGCGCTGACGGAGGATGGGCGTGATCTGCGGGTTCGGCTCGAACGCGTGTACCTCGGCGAACCGGTTGGCGAGCAGGGTCATGAAGGACCCCTCGTTGGCGCCGACGTCGAGGGCGAGCTCGCCGTGGTCGGGGACGAGGTGGAGCAGCCAGGCTTCGGCTTCGCTCACGCCACCGCCTCCAAAACCTGAGTCGTCGACGACTTAGATCCGAGTAGCGGCTGCCAGTGGGTCCGTGCGACCGTGTCGGCGTCGTAGGCGGCCGCGAACCGCACACCCCTGTCCCGCAGTGGCCTGTCGTCGCGGGCGGCGTAGGAGGCTTCCAGCGCGTCCACGATCTGGCCGACGTGCGGCACCTGGAACCAGGCGTCCTGCAACGCGTCCCACCACGGGTCGCCGGCGACGAGCCAGCCCGCCTGGCAGAGCTCCCGCATCGCCGAATGATCCGACGTGATGACCGGCACCCCCGACGCTTGCGCCTCCAACAACGGGATGCCGAACCCTTCGCCCATCGACGGCATCAGCAGCACGTCGAACGCCTGGTACATGAACGCGACCGCCTCCGAGCTCTGGGGTAGGTGCCAGTTGGCCGGGTGCGGGAACCAGGTGCGGCCCTGCGGGCACTCGCACGCCTCCGCCAGACGGTCGAGGTTCATGCCGCCCATCGCCGGCGCCGTCTCGGTGTGGACATAGAGCCACGCGTCGCGGCGGGTCTTCGCGAACCGTGAGAACGCGAGGAACGCCTGCGGGAACGCCTTGCGCGGCATGGCCGGGTTGCCGGTGTTCTGGGCGACCATGCCGACCAGGAACGCGTCTTGCGGGACGCCGAGCTCGTCGCGTGCCCGCCCGCGCAGATCGGGCCGCGGCCGAAACAGGGTCGTGTCGACTGCGTGCGGCACGTACAGAGGGTCGAGCCCGGCGTCCCGCATCTGGGCGACACCGAACCTGCTCATCGCGACCGGCGTGACCTGCTCATGGGCGAGCACCTTGACGGCCGCCGGCGGCGCCGGCAGATGGTCGACGGGCGCCCACACCGCCACCTCGAGCTCGTCGGGCCACAGGTCGGGCTTCAGCACCCACGCGTCGCAGAGCGCGAGGATGAGGTCGGCCTGGTGCGCTTCGGCGAACGTCGCCAGGTTGTTGTTGCCCCAGTTCGAGTCGCAGGGGTAGCAGGTGATGCCTTCCCAGCCGGTCGCGTGGCCGTGCTGACCCCAGTTGCACACCAGCGCGAGGTCGTGGCCGAGCGCTTGTAGCCGCGGCAACGCCAGCGCGGCCTGCTGGCCGTAGCCGGACGGCAGCCACGGCGGATTGCCGAGCCAGAGAATCCTCATTGGATCGTCCTTAGCCGCCATTCGCAGCCGAGGTAGTCGCCCGGGTACGGCTGGAAGCCGGACCGCTCGTCGACGGCCGAGCCGCCGACGACACCCCCGAACGACGGATCGATCCTCAGCATCGTGATCACCGATGCGGGCCCGTCGACGTCCATCAGCCCGAGCAGCACCTCCTGCGCCCCGACATCGTCAGGGCTCGCCACGCGGGCGCGGACGGTGAACGTTTCTTCCCAGCCGGCCTGCGAGACGGGCAGCCCCGACGGGCCGCCCGGATACACGTCAATCGAGGGTGGTGTCGGGCCGCCGTTCCAGAACGCGGTCACCTGCAAACCGGGCACCTCGGTGGTGAGTGGGTCGAGGCTGGCCGCTATCGCTTCCATGATCTCGGCCAGCCCCGCCACCTAGGCGATTCCTTCGTGGAGCCGCAACTTGTCGAGCATGCGGTGCCAGCGGGCCCACGAGTCGTTGCCGGCGTACGCCAACAGATCGGACGCCAACAGGGCGGCCCCGAACGTCGCGTAGCCGAGGTTCCACAACTCGCGGGCCCGGCCGTAACAGACGAGCACCGTCAGCGGTGACGGCGTGTCGGTGTCGTAGTCGAGGTCCCAGTTGATCTCGGTCGACGCGCCGTCCAGGCACAGCTGCGCCTGCTCGATCTGCACCGCTGTCGGGCTGCGGATGTTCAGGCGGCGCAGCAGCTCGTCGGTCGTCCCGTACGCCACCTACTTCGCCTCTTTCTCCCTGGCAGGCCCCTCCTTCGCCTTCGCCTTTTTCGGTGCCGGCTCCTCCTCTTCGATCGTGCCGGCGGCTTTCTCGAGCCCGGCGTCGGTGCCGCCCGTCCCCTCTTCGGATGGGTGCGGCTGCCCGACCACCTGCTGGTTCGGGGCGTCCCAGATGGTTCCGCCCGACTGCTCGGGGTTCGGCTCCGACGGTGTCACCTCGGTTTCGTAGTGGTCGTCGACCGGATCGCCGGTCGGCGAGTCCTGCTCAACCACCTCGGTCGTCTGATGCTCGTCGAGCGGCTTCTCGTCGGCCATCTCTACGTGACCGTCACTTTCACGATCCCCGTCGACTCGACGATCAGCGACGCGAAGTAGCCGGCGTAGGCGATCTGGACGCCGAGCACGGACGGCTCGACGACCTGCAGCGACCCGATCCGGTCTTCGTACACCTCGGCGGCGGCGGTCGACATCACCACCAGCCTCTTCGTGGCGCCGAACCCGGACGTGATGTAGATCGGGATGCCGGAGATCGAGCCGGCGGCGCCGAGCCCGAACGCGGCGGCCGAGAACCCCTGGCCCTGCTGGTTCATCGGGTTGACCGGCTGGAACAGCGGCCCCAGGATCCCGAGCACGTCCGGCGAGGCGACCGCCAGCACGCGGCCCTGCCCCTTCGTGGCCGTGTACACCGATGCGGCGGCCGTCCAGAACTGGGCTGCCACGACGTCGCCGGTCGGTGATGCCGGGATCGTCGGCCCGGCGGTTCCGCCCGTGTAGAACGCCTGCACGGCGGTCGCCTCGGTCGTGATCGCGTACTGCGCCGCGAGGTCCTGGATGACGATGTCCATGATCGCCGGCTGCGACCAGTCCAAATCCTGGCGGCTGACGTTGACGTACCCGCCGATCGTCGCTGGCGTGACTGTCAACTTGCCGATCGTCATCTTCTGGCTGACGAGCTCCGCCTTCTCAGACGCTTGTGCGCCGACAGCGGTGTGCTGCGTCACCTTCGGCCGGCTGAAGCCGGTGCCGGGCAGCTGGCGCGGCCCGAGCGCGTTCACCAGCGGCCGGGCGGCGTCGATGAAGTTGACGACCGGCCCCAGGATCGGCGTCGGCAGCAGGCCGGGGTTGTCGGACGTCGTCTGGTGGGATGCGGCCCGGTTGTAGGTGTCGAGCCTGCGGACTGCCTCCTCGGCGCCGAGCCCGGCCTTCCACATGTCGAGCACGTACTCGCCGGCCGACCGGTACTCCACATCCTTGGGGCGGCCCGGCTCGGTCATGAACTTTGCGACCGCCGCGATCCGGTTGCTGGAGTCGATCGAGATCTTCCGTGCTTCCTCGAGCGGCTGCATCAGCGTGTTGCATTTCGCGATCCGGTCGCGGGCGTGGGTTACGAGCTCGAGCTGGTCTTCGCTGAGGTCGTCGCCCTTCTCTTCGGCGGCGCTGACGACGCCGTCGATGAATTGCTGTCTTTCCTCGATCTCGCTGACGTAGCGAGCGAGCATCGTGTCGGTCGAACGGACAGACATCGTGGGGGTGCTCCTTCCAACGCGAAAGCGAACAAAGGCACAAGCTGATCGCGATCTCGCGCTTCCCCCACTGGCCGACCGGACGCCCGTCTGGGCTGACTACACGGTGGAAAGTTCGGCGCTACCGGTGACTATAACGCGCGTCGATGTCGGCAAGCTGCCGGCGCCACTGCTCGACCTGCCAGCGGTCGCGGTTCGGCGTCACCGTCGCCGCCTCGCTGGCCTTCCTGACCGCCAACACGCCGGCTTCCTCGTAGGCGGGGTCGGGTGTCAACGCGATATGCGCCAGGTACAGCCGGTTCAGCCTGCGCCGCGACCGTGTCTCCCACGTCTCGGCGCCCGCCACGACCGGCCCGTAGCGGCCGTGTTTGCGGAGCAGCGTGAATCCCGCCGACGCGCCCAGCACCCCGTCGTCTGCCAGCACCAGTGTCTCCTCGCCCAGCGCGGTCGCGGAGATCCGCAGCTCGGCGACGAGACCGTCGGGGCGTGCCGGGTGGAACGCCATCGCGCGGCCGACCGTCCGTTGGATCTCGTGGTCGCGGTTGACGCCGACCCGCATCTGGCCGCCGTTTTTCGCCTCGAGCCCCCCGAACGCGCCCCGGGTCACGATCTCGGTGAACTCGCGGCCCTGTTCGCGGATCGTCGTCTCGGTCTCGTAGGGCATCACGATCAGCTCGATCGTGCGGTTCGGGAACGACACGTCGGCGACCTCCGCCGTCCTGATTTCAACCTCTCCGTTCATCTGAGCACCCCGCTGGAAACGTCGGATGGTGTGCTGTTGTCGAGCCGTTCGGCGTCGCGAATCTCCTGCACGCTCAGGGCCGGCTGCCCGGTGACCGGATCCACGATGGCGTTCAGGATCTGGGCGGTCTGGGCCCGCTCGAGTGGTTCGGCGGCGACGTACTCGTCGCGGTTCAGCTCGACCTGCGTGCCGCGGGGCAGCGCCCACCCCGACAGGGCCGCCATCACCTTCTGCGCCTTCGGCCGCAACCCGGTCCGCCAGTGCATGTCGAACCACATCGTGACGTTCTTGTAAGTCATCGCGTCGGTCGAGGTGGGGATCCCGACGAGCTCCGACGGGACACCCAGCAGATGCGCGATCCGGCCCTCCTGCTTGTCGAGGAGGTCGGTCAGCGCCATGTCGTGCGGGTTGATCTGCGTCGGTTTCCACTCGATCCCGCCCGACAGCACCGCCGGCTCGCCGATCGACGACGCCCGCGCCGCCACCCAGTCGGCCTTCAGCTGCATCGCCTGCGCCGGCGTCTGCTCGGCCGGATGCTGCAAAACGCCGGACGGGATGCCGCCGCCAGCCGCCAGCTGCGACGCGTACTGGATCAGCATCTGGGCGGCGACCATCCGGTAGTGGCCCGCCTCCAACGGCCCCTGCCCGTGCGCGTACCCGACCTGCGACTGGTAGCGGACGTGCAGCATGTCGTCGGTCACGTCCTCGCCGCCGATCGAGTAGACCCGCAACCCGTACTCCATGTCGATCGACACCATCCACGGCGGCACCACATGGAACCGCGCCGGCCAGCCGGTCGAGTAACGGGCCGTGCAAAGCACGAACGCCTCCCCGAGCTGGTAATCCCAAAAGAGCTGGTGGGCGAACTCCTCCCACGACGTGTAGACGTCGGGGTCGGGGTTGTTCAGCCAGTCGGCCTGCAACGACTGGGCGCCGTCCTTCAGATAGGGCGGCATCGTCGCCAGCGCCTGGGCGTTGAAGTCGACGCACATCCAGGCGGTGTCGGTCAGCGTGCTCGGCATCGCCCCCGACGCCCAGTACGGCGTGAACCAGTCGGACGGCCACCCCGACCACGCCGACGGGACGATCGTCGGCGGCCGCCAGTCGGGCGGGTCGGCCCCCGTCAGCACCACACCGTGCGGGTCCCCCGGCGTCGCGGCCGGCGGCCCGACCGTCGCCGGTGGCACGCTCGCCGGGTCGTTCTCGTTCGGGATCATGTCCGGCGGACGGATCGAACGACGGGAGAGCCAACCCACTATCCCGATAGGTTAGGTGGAGAAGCGGCGGTTAGCCAAATCGGGGGATTGCGCCCGCGAGCGCGGAGGCCCGATGATCAGACCGTGGTGCTTCTGATCCTGATCGGCGTCTGCGTCGTTGCCCTCTCACTCATGGCCTGGGGGATCTCGACATTCGACGAGGCGGTTGCGCGCGGCAAAGAGCGACAGAGGGCACGACGCCGCGAGATCCGTAAGTCCATGCGCCCGCCTCAGTAGACCGCGACCGCCGGCGCCGGCCGGTGCGCCATCGTCACCGCCCACACCAACGCCTTCACCAGATGCGTCGGCCCCCGCGACGCCAACTGCAACCCCGTAGTCGTCTCGCGCACCTGGGCCGCCGCGACCGCCTGGTCGAGATCGACCGACAGGTCGCCGTGCGCCAACATCCGGCCCGCCGCCAAATCACGGAACAGCGGCAGCCCCACCCGTGTCTCGACCTGCCCGGCCGGCTGCGCCGCCGGCACCATCCCGGGCGGCACCCGGTCCAACATCGACGCGCCCACCTGCAACTGGCGGATCTGGCGGTGCAGCCCCAACATCTCGACGTCGCGGATCGCGGTGTCCCAGTCGGCGCACAACCAGCCGTCCACCTCGATCCGCCCGTCCTCCAACAGACCCGCCGCCGCGACCGCCGCCCCCAAACCGAAGAAGTCCTCGACCGCCACGAAGACCGGGCCGGCCACCTCCGTGTCGCTGTCGGCGAGCTCGGCCCACAACCCGGCCGGCAACAGATCCTCGGTCACCGTCGGCGGCGCCGACCTCGCCGGCCACTGATTCAGCCACTGCGCCCGGAACGCCTCGATCGGGTCGGCCTCCTCCGGGTCCGCCTCGAGCTCGCCCCGCTGCGCCGCCTGGAGTTGCTCGCCGATCAGCTTCTCCCGCTGCGGCGTCCAATGCGGACTAGCCAGCCGCCACACCAACACGTCGTCGATCCGCCCCTCTCTCGGCGCCGACCACTCGATCAGCAGACCCGACTCCCCGGTCTCGAGCGCCGCCAGCCCAAGTTGGCGGCGGACGAGCATCAGCGACGTCGCCGCCCGGTGCGCCGTCGAGATCAACCACAGCTGCGGCTGCTCACGCTCGACCATCGTCGGGGTGACGCCCTCGTCGACGATGTCGGCCTTCACCTTCCACGCCTCGTCGACCGCCCCCACGCTCACCGAATACCCGTACACCCCAGACCGCGAGCGGAGCATCCACCGCGACCGGTCGGCCTTCCGCTCGATGAACTGGTCGCCCATCGCCCGGCCCACCTTGAACCGGTCGGGATGCTCGTCGGCCCAGTACATCGCCGGCCGCAACACCTCTTTGCAAACCTGCAGATCCTTCCCCGTGTGGAGAACGTCCTGCGGCTCGCCGAACCGGTCGCCCTGGTGCATCCGCCACAACAACAGCTCGCGGAGCAGCCACGACTTGCCGAGCTGGCGGGCCATCGACAGCACCAGCGTGTCCCACACCAGCCGGCCGTCGGCGTCGACCTCGAGCAGCCTGGTCGCGACGAGTTTCTGCCACCACCGCAGCGGCCTCCCCGACCGCTGCTGGGCGAACCTGACGAACGACGAGCCCAACGATCCGACCGCCTGCGGGTGCGGCACCGTCATCAGCCGCGGCCACGTCGCGTCCGCAGGCACCCTCCGCAACCCCTTGAGCCACGGCACCCGCCACACCGCGTCCGAAGCGTCCAAACCCTCCCGCTCGGGTGCGAACTCGGCCTGCGCCGGCGCCTGCCACGGCTGCCGAACCGCCCGTCGGCCCGCCGACGACCGATTGCACGACGCATGCTCCGGCCCCGACCACCGCGACCGGTCGTCGTCCATATGCCCCAGATCCCACGGCTCGCCCGGCCCGATCGGCTCGCCGCACCGCACACACCGCGCCAACCCCGCCGCCACGGCCGGCTCGAACCGCGCCCGCAACGCCCTGTGACGCTCGCCGTAGCCGCGCGCCTCCGTCGACAAACCCCGACCCGACGTCACCTCAAATCAGCCCGTCTCGCCCCACATCGTGTTGCCTAGGCTGACATCTTCCCAGGGGGTGCAAATCCGACGAGGAACGGGGGTGGAGCCGCGTGCCCCAGAAAAAACCACCCCTGCCCTTTTAGGGCCGGGCGGCTATCGCGTCGGTGAGCATCGGTGCCGGGCCGGCGGTCGACCACGACAGGAAGTTCAACGGCAGCCGTGCGATGGGCGCGTTGGGGCCGATGCCGGTGTAGCCGCCCCAGATGACGTTGCCGTCGTCCCACACGTACAGCTTCGAGAAGGCGTTGTCGTTGGTGAGCGCCGAGAACTCGAGCGTGTAGTCGGGTGCGGCTTCTGGTGGTAGCTGGAAGATCGGGATCCATGTGGCGTCGCTGATGGTTTGGTCGTCGCAGGTGATGGTGCCTTGCAGCCGGACGGTGCTGTTGGCGAGGATGCGGTAGCGGCATGGTGACCAGGGGTCGCCGATGTTGCGGAACTGCGACAGGAACGGTGGTTCGCCTGGCGTCCCGATGTCGTGCCAGTCGACGGAGGCGACCTTGGCGAGGACTGCGTTGAGGTCGTCTTCGGTCGTGACGCGGGTCAGCGGGAAGTCGCTGCCGGTGGACGCGCCGACGGGTGAGAGGCCAGGGCCCCCGGCGCCGGTGACGTCGGTGAGCTCGGTGAGCGTCGAGGCGCCCGGGGGGCCTTGCGGGCCTGGTGGGCCGGGTGGGCCTCCGGGGATCAGGACTTCGATGATCTGTGGTGGGCCGCCTGTGACGGTGGTGCTCATCGGGTGACCTCCGGTTTGACTTGGATGCGCCCGTGGATCCACGTGGCGGTTCGTTGGCCGTCGTTGAACTGGACGTCGTAGTCGTAGACGTCGGGTTCGAGCCCGGCGAGGGGCGGGTGGATGGTGAGGACGCCGCCTGTTGGGTCGTCGACGCCGACGGTCAGGTCGGTCGTTTGGCCGAGCGTGGAGCGGGCGGACGATTTGAC